GGTTGCAAGACCTAGCGCAAAAAAACGGAGCTGGGCCTTGAGGCAATCTTGCCGGAACGCGACACGATGACACAGGACGCACTGGCTCGAGCGCTCAAGATCACGCGGCCGACGCTGCGCGAATGGCAGAAGCGCGACGACTGGCCGACCGGGGCGACCCTTGAGCAGCTGATCGCGTGGCGCGACGAGCGCGGGCTCGGGCGCATCAAGGACGGGAGCCTGGGCGCGCTGAAGGCCGAGCTAATGCGCCGCGACATCGAGTTGCGCGATCTGAAGCTGGGGCGGGAGCGAGGCAACGTGGTCGAGCGCGAGGTCGTGCAGGATATGCTCCAGCTGCTCAGTCAGAAGCTCGACTTGCTCCTGCGGCTCAAGCTCGAGGTCGAGCTCGGCCCGCGCGTCGCCGGCAAGTCAGCCGCGGAGGCAAACGTCGAAGGCGGGCTGATCCTGGACGAGATTCGCGAGGTGATCGCGGGCAACCTTGCGCGGTTCGAGACGGAGGCGATTCGGAAGAGCGCGACCGAGGAATGAGCGCCGAGCAACTCCTTGCCGGCTTTCGCCTCCCGCGGCCGGATCGCTCGCCGATCTACGACTGGGCGCGGCGGCACGTGCAGCTGCCGGAATCTTACGCGACGCCTGGGCCGTTCAATGTGCGCTTGTCGCCGTGGCTCGTGCCGATCTTCGACGCGCTGCAAAATCCGCTGGTCCGCCGCGTTCACTTCCGCAAGGCCGTGCAGATCGGCGGCACGCTTGTCGCCGACGTCTGGCTGCCGTGGATCATCGCGAACGATCCCGGCCCGATAAGCTGGACTATGCAGACGGACGAGATGGTAGAGAAACACGCGAAGACGCGCCTGTGGCCGCTGCTCGAGCGCTGCCGGCCAGTCGCTGCGCTTCTGCCGAAGCCGGGGCCGCATCGGACGACGACGGAGATTTTCTTTGGCGGCTTCTTCGTCACGCTGAACGCGGCGAACCTTTCGACCCAGCAGAGCCAATCGATCCGCTACAAGATCAACGACGAGCTCTGGCTTCCGCGCTGGCAGGAGATCTACGGGCACGCGGTGGCGCGCGTCAGCAAGTTTGAGGAGGTCGGGCGCTCGAAGATCTACAACGCGAGCCAAGCGCCGGTGATGGACGCGGAGACCGGCAACGTCGAGGACACGAGCTACCGCTCGGGCGATCAGGGCGAGTGGCACGCTGAGTGCCCAGGCTGCCGCAAGGTGCTTCCAGTTGCCTTCGAGGTTCTAAGCAAGGAGCAGCGCGGCGGCGTGATCTGGGACCGAGCGGCGCGCCGCGATGACGAGACGTGGGACGTGGGGCGCGCGGTGGAGACCTGCCGTTTCCGCTGCATCGCCTGCGGCCACGAGTCCGCGGACAGCGACGCGACCCGCGCCGGCTGGGCGAAGACTGGGCGCTTCGTGCCAATGAATCCTGCGGCGCCTCGGGAGGTGCGCTCGTTCCGCCTCGAGGCAATCGTCACCCGGCCGATGCGGCTCTTAGTCGAGGAGTTCCTCCAGGCCGAAAACCAGCTGGTGCGGACTGGCGACGAGCAGGCGAAGATTGAGTTTCGGACAAAGCGGCAGGCGCTGCCGTGGATCGTCGAGAAGAAGGCGGTGAACGTGCTGCTGAAGGACAGCGGCTACAAGCTAGCCGACTACGCCCAGGGCGAGTCGATCCCCGACGAAGCGATCCGCTTCCTCGCGATTGACCGCCAGCAGGATCACTTTTGGTGCGAGGTCGGCGCGTTCTCCACGGCGCAGGGTCCGCGCTACCGGCAGCTATGGTTCGGCCGCATCGACACGCGCGACCAGCTGCGGGCGTTCCAAGAGCGGTTCAAGGTCTCGTCGGCGTGCGTCGCGCAGGACCGCGGCTACCGGCCGGCGGACGTGGACCGCGACTGCGCGGAGTTCGGCTGGCGCTCGATGCGCGGCTACGGCCGGCGAACGTGGACGATGCGCGATGAGGCGACCGGGACGATGGTCAACTTCCCGTTCAGCGACCCGCAGGTGAGCGACTACCGCGGGGGCGACGTCTACTTCTACAACTGGTCGGGCGACTACTTCAAGGACACGCTGGCGACCGCGCTGGAGGGCAAGGGCGATCTGCGCTGGGAACTGCCGTCCGACGTTAACCCGCTTTACCTTGAGCACCTCAAGGGCGAGGCGAAGGTCGAGGTGCGGACCGGCGTGTGGGAATGGAGGGAGGTGAGGAGCAACGCGCCCAACCACGGCCTCGATACCTCGGCGATGCTCCTCTGTATGGCTACGATTGCGGGCATCATCCGCTTCGTGCCGGCGAAGACCTAGCGTGGAATTGGGGCAGCGCTTTTCCTCAAAAGAGTTCTGGACTTTCCCGAGCGCTTGGGTTTCTCTGGTCACGTAATGAAAAACACGACGATGACTGAGTTCAACAAAACCGGCCGCGATGAAAGCCACCCCGCGACCCCGATCCGCCAGACCGAAAAGGCAGTTGGTTTTTCGGTGCTCGGCAGCAACCGGATCGCTTGGTTTCCGAAGTCGCAGCTGACCTTCATCAAGGACGACTTCTACGTGAATGCCGAAGACCAATTTGCCATTCCGCTTTGGCTGCTGAACCGCAAGGCGGCCGAGCTCGGCTGCTTCCCCTGGGACATCGGATCGAAGTAAGCCCACCGGGGCGGGCTCACCACCCGCCCCAACTTTTTTCCGAAAGACGCTTGACTATCCCCACCGCTTAGGTTTCTCTCTGCACGTAATCAACAACGACCAATGAAGACCACCATCGATTCCCGCACTTACACCGTCGAAGCCCTCGAAGTCGGCCCGCTCGTCGCCGCTGATCTTGCCGGCCGAGGCTGGGAGCCGCGCTACTACGTCGCGACCGGCGTCCGCGGCGCGGTGTTCCTCGCCGTCCGTTGCCCTAAAACCGGCCGCTTCGAGCGGTCCTGAGCTTATGCCAGACGCAGCCAAGAACCCCGCCGCGGTCGCGCTAGGCCGCCTAGGCGGGCGGATCCGATCAGAGGCGAAGGCCGCCGCCGCGAGGCGCAATGGCCGACGAGGCGGGCGACCGCCGAAGCAAACCAAGCCGCTCCCATAGTGGGGCGGCTTTTTTGTCGTCAAATCGAAGCCAGCGCGGAGCGTCAAAAAACCTTTTGACGGCGGCCGCTCTTTTATGGCGGCAGACAATCCCTTCCTCGACATTGACGTTGCGACGCTGACAACGCTCAAGTCCAAGGTCTTGGACGCAATCCAAGCCTGCCTGCTCAACACGAGCTACTCGCTCAACGGCAAGTCCGTCACGCGCGCCGATCTTAACACGCTGAACAAGATGCTGGGCGACATCACCGCCGCCATCGAGTACCAAAACGGCAACACGACCGACACGACGTTCGTCAGCTTCACGGGCAATTGATTATGCAGACCTTCGACGCGACCCAAGTCATCCGCAACCGGCCGTGGTTCGAGAAGGCGCTCGAGACCATCGCTCCGCAGGCCGCGCTGCGCCGGCTCCAGGCTCGCGTCGAGACCGCGCTGTTCTCCTACAACGCCGCGCAGACGAACCGGCTGTACGCGCCGATGCAGTACGGCCAACCGAGCGAGTCCTCGCAGACGGTGCGCGAGCGCGTCGTGATGATGTGGGAAGCGCGCAATCTGGTCGAGAATTGTCCCGAAGTGAAGGAGGTCTCGCGCAAGTTCGGCAATTACCTGACGCCGACCGAATACTCGGCAACGACTGGAGACCGCGACTACAACGCGACGGTCAACGAGTGGTTCCACTCGTGGTGCAAGCAGGCCGACGCGACGGGCCGCAACTCCTTCCGCAAGTTGATCCAGCTAGCCGCTGAAAATCGGCCGGTCGATGGCGACTGCGGCTTCGTTATCCGGCGCGTGGGCGATGGGCTCAAGCTCCAGCTGGTGCCAGCGACCCGCATCGGCAACCCCAACGAGATGGGCCTCGACTCGGAGAACTACTTTGAGGGCGTCATTACTAACGAGTTCGGCGTGCCGGTCGCGTATCGCATCTACCGCGTGACGCGCGAGGGCGTTTACTTCGGCGCGGAGGACGTTCCGGCCGGCAACTTCTGCCACTACTTCGATCCCTTCCGCGTCGATCAGTACCGCGGAGTGACCGACTTTCACGCGGCGATCCAGACGGCGCGGATGCTGCACGAGATTCTCCAGGCCGAGAAGGCCGGCGTGCGCTTCGCCTCGCAGCAGGCGGCGCTAGTCTTCACCGATCGTGGCACGGCCAACGCGCGCAACCTCTTCACGCCGACCCCGAGCGCCACGCTTCCGAGCGGCCAGCAGCAGAAGAACGAGCTCTCCGAGGTCGGGATGATTAAGTACTTGGGCCAGGCTGATCGCGTCGAGACGATGCCGGCGCGGCCGAGCACGGCGTTTACGGGCTTCATCGCGCATCTGATGCACGAGCTCTCGATCGCCGTCGGAATCCCGAAGGGCGTCCTGTTCGGCACGCAGGATTATGCCGGCCCGAGCGTGCGCGCGGAGTTTGCCGCGGCCGACCGCGTGTTCGCGCGGCATCAAGGCGTGCTGGTGGACAAGGTGCTCGACCCGATTAAGAACGCGGTCATCCTCGACGCCATCGCGCGCGGCGAGATCCCGGCGCCTCCTGCTCGCGCTGGCGAAACGCCGGTGCAGGCGCTCAAGCGCGCGACCCGCGGCGAGTGGCGCTTCCCGCCCAAGCTCACCATCGACGTCGGTCGCGAGAGCCAAGCCAATCTGAACGAGAACCGCCAAGGCGCGAAGTCTCTCCAAGAGATCGCGGCCGAGCAGGGCACCGACGCCTTCACGCGGCTCGAGCAGATCGCGGCGGAGGCGAGCTACGTCAAAGAGCTCTCCGAGCGCTACGAGATCCCCGAGACGGCGATTCGCCTCGTGACCAATTCGCTGCCCAGCACGCCGGCCGCTGCTGCCGCTACCGGAGACAACGTCGCGAGCGCTGCCGCGGAGGCGCAGGCGGAATCGACCGCATCTCCCGAGGACGAAACGCCAGACCAGCCTACGACGCCGGCCGAGCTTGCGCGCTTCGCCGCGGTCGACCTTACGCCGACCGACGCGATGGCAGCCGAGGCCAAGCGCGGCCTCGAGTGGCGCGAGAAGTTCAACCGTGGCGGCACGGCAGTCGGCGTCGCTCGCGCGCGCGACATCTCCAACAAGTCCAACCTATCGCCCGACACCGTGCGCCGGATGGTCTCATATTTCGCGCGGCACGAGGTGGACAAGCAGGGCACGGGCTTTTCCCCAGGCGAGGACGGCTATCCTTCCGCCGGCCGGATCGCGTGGGCGCTTTGGGGCGGTGACGCCGGCGCCAGCTGGGCGCGTGCGAAATCGGAAGCGCTCAAGCGCGAGGAACTGAATCGGCCGACAAACGTCGCCGATGCGCTAGAGGCTGGACGCAATCGCGCGAAGCGGCCGCTGGAGAAGCTGGCCGAGAAGGCGACCAAGCTTGCCGCGGTGCGCGAGAAGCTGGGCCAGAACGCGAAAAGCGAGGCGCAGATCGAGCAGGCGCTAAAGCCGTTCGGATTTCAGCCGAAGCCGGTCGTGGCGCCTCCTCCTCCCGCTCCGATCGTCACGCTCTCCGACGCGCGCAAGATGCTCGCCGAGAAGGCCGACGCCGAGGACAAGCTGACCGCGCTCTTCGCGAGCGTGACTGATCGCCGCGCCAAGATCAAAAGCCTCCGCACCCATTGAAAATGCATAGCGTTCTCGACGCCATCATCACGAGCAACGAGCAGCTGGGCCAGCGGGCCGAGGAGTTCGCGCAGCTGCTGGTCGAGCACGACAAGACGCTCGACGAACTGCTCGAGCGCATCGGCAAGACGGTGCCGGAGATCCGCAAGGAGCTAGAGTCTAAGCTGACCGAGGCGGTGCCTGGGCTCGTCTCGGACGCCTATGCCAAATACAACGAAGACCTCGAAGGCCGCTGCCGCGCCGCGCTCACCGAGTCGCAGACGAAGCTCGAAGCCGTCCGCGCTGAGATCGTTGGTCTTGCTCAAGCGCAGTTCACCGAGGCCGAGAAGCAAATCGGGCTGACCGCGGAGCAGATCGAGTCGCGCATCCTAGGCACGCTGACTGAGGCCGCTAAGGAGCGCATTACGAAGCTTGAGCGCGGGCTTGTCATCGAGATCCAGCACGCGGTGAACGCGGCGCTGCCGAAGCAGGAACTGGCCGCGGCGCCGACGCTCATCGATTCTTACCGCGGGCAATGGAAAGAAGGGATGGTCGCGCAGCGTGGCGATCTATTCTCGTGGTACGGCAGCACCTACCTCGCGCTCGAGGACACGAACGACACGCCGGGGCGGAAGAACATCGCCACCGCTGGCGCGAAGTGGGCGGTCATCGCGGCTCGTGGCGCAGGCGGCGGAGGCGGAGGCGGCGGCGACTCGCTGCCTTCGCAGGCGGGCAACGCGGGCAAGTTCCTTAAGACCGACGGCACGACGACGCTATGGGAATCGATCCCCGGCGGCGGCGATATGCTGGGCGCGAACAACCTGACCGACGTCGCGTCGATCACGGCGGCCTTCGCGAACATCAAGCAGCCGGCTAGCACGAGCGCCTCGGGCGTCGTCACGTTCGCGACCTCGGGCGAAAGTGCTGCGCTGAAGGCCGTGCAGGCGAACGACTCGCGGCTCTCCGACTCGCGCACGCCGACCGCGCACGCCTCGACGCATCAGACGGGCGGCAGCGACCCAATCGACTTCCCGGTCGACTCGGTCTTCGGTGCGACCAACACGATCACCCAGGTAGACTACTTCGCGCTCAACACGTCGAGCACCGCGAGCGTGACCACGGCGAAGGCCGTCTGGAATGCGACCGAGGGCGCCATCGAGGTCGGGCTCAACTCGAGTGTCAATGCGCTGCTCGGCGTCGACGCGCACGTGCAAGTCTACAACCAGAGCGGATCGCCGTTCACCAAGGGCCAAGTCGTGCGACAGGATGGCTCCTCTGGCACGCGGCTCAAGGTGGTGCTGGCGC